GAACGGTGACTATCTAATTGTAGAGAACCCAATAGAAGTAGAAGAAGTTATATTACCAAACAAACAAGCGGGAGCAAAAGTTCAACCTTGGATGAAGTTCTCTAGAGAAGAACAATTTGTTATTCCTAAAGAACATATTATTACAATCGTAGAAGTAGCAGAGGAAGTAGAAGTTTTCTACCACATGTCTTTACGTAAATTGAATAATGATCTTATAACTGATGCTAAAGGTAAGATATCAACTGTAGATGAAGCTCGTATTAAACTTAACAAGATCTTTAATAAAGATAGCTAAGTTACCCCTTAATCGCTGACACTCATAGTGTAATGCTTTTTCCATACCTTGTCAAGCCCCCATTGACATCGTGTGGAAATTGTTATAAAATATAGTATACGAAACGAATAAATGAAACGTAAGAGAGTAGTATCGGAGCATTATGTAAACAATAAAGAGTTCTTAGAAGCGTTGGTAGTCTTTAAAGCAAAGTGTCTCGCTGCAAAAGAAGCAGGAGAACCGCGTCCTCAGATCTCTAATTACATAGGAGAATGCTTTTTAAAGATAGCAACACATCTATCATATAAACCAAACTTTGTCAATTACATGTTCCGAGAGGACATGATATGTGATGGCATCGAGAATTGTGTACAATACATAGAAAACTTTAACCCAGAAAAATCTAAGAACCCATTTGCTTATTTTACTCAAATCATTTATTATGCTTTTCTTAGAAGAATACAAAAAGAGAAACGTCAATTGGAAATTAAAAACAAGATATTAGATAAGTCAGGTTATGAGGTTGCCTTCCATACAGATGACAAATCAGGTTCCTCAGACTATAATACAATTAAGGAGAACGTGCAGATAAAAATCAAATGACATTTCCTATTACAATCGTTGATAATTTTTTTGAAGATCCAGATGCCATTGTTAAAGAAGCAAAAACTCTAAAGTATTTTAATCCACAAACAGGAAACTGGCCAGGCACAAGAACTAAAAACTTGCATCTTGAATTGCCCAAGTTGCATATGTATTTTACTCAAAAATTAAATTCAATATTCTTTGAAGATAATCCTGATTACTGGGAAACCTCATGTCACTTTCAAGCAATTGATCCTCTACATGAAGATCAATATCACAAAAAGAATAGAGGATGGATTCATACAGATGACAATACATGGTTCGGTGGTATAGTTTATTTGAATAGAGATCCAGAACCAGATACAGGTACATCAATATATTCAGCAAAATATGGATACACTCATCAATCTGAAGAAGTCATAAGTAAGAAAATGATGCTGTATAAAAATCTACATGTAGATGACATGGAATATGAAAAAGCATTTGATGATATGCATGACCAGTATACAGAAACAGTTACTATTGAAAACGTCTATAATAGATTAGTTGTCTTTAATAATAAAACACATCATGGTGTAAAAACTTATGGTAAGAATTTACAAAGACTTACACTAAACTTTTTTGGTATTGACTTTTCTGGTAAGAGACCACCATTACAGAGAGCAAGATGAAGATAGCAATAATAACAGATCAACACTTTGGTGCGAGAAAATCTAGTCGTATATTCCATGACTATTTCAATAAGTTTTACACAAATGTATTCTTTCCTACACTAAAAAAACGCGGGATCGACACAGTTCTGGATCTAGGAGATACCTATGACAATCGTAGAACTTTAGATCTCTGGGCAGCAAACTGGAGTAAAACAGAATACTGGAATAAGTTGAGAGATATGGGTGTCACAATTCATTCTCTTGTAGGTAATCACACAGCATATTTTAAGGATACAAATGACATCAATACTCTTGATGGTATTATTGGCGAGTATAATAATATTCATATCTACAATAAAGCAACAGAGGTAGAGATAGGTGGACTACCTATTCTATTCATACCTTGGATCAATCAACAAAATAAAGAAGAGACTTATGCATTGATTGAAAAATCTAAATGTCCTGTTGCTATGGGTCATCTAGAACTTAATGGGTTTGAAGCACATCGTGGTTACATCATGGATCATGGTGACAGCACAGCACCGTACAGGCATTTCAAGAAAGTATTCTCAGGTCACTATCATCGTAAGAGCACCAGAGGTAATATATCTTATCTTGGCAATCCTTATCAGATCTATTGGAATGACTATAGAGACAGACGTGGGTTTCATATTTTTGACACCGAGACATTAGAACTAGAGTATATCCAAAACCCATACGAGATATATCAAAAAATATATTATAATGAGGATAACATACAATCAGGTATGTTTAAGTATCATGAGTTTGCTCAAAGTTTTATCAAGATTATTGTAGAAAAGAAAACTGATACAGATAAGTTTGAGAGATTTATTAGTAAGTTGTATGCTGCAGGAGTTCATGAAATCAAAGTCATAGAAGATCCATCCTTTGAACAGGATCTAAATGAGGAGATAGATATAGAGAAAGAAGATACTCTAACAATCTTAGAAAGATATGTTGACGACATGGAACATTCTGATAAAGATGCGTTGAAGAATATTCTTAAATCATTATATGTGGAGGCATTAGAATTAGTATGATGTATATTCTGGCAGTCACAGGTAAAGAATCTGAGGGTGCTTACGCTGTAGATGAGAATGATAAACGTAAAGTTTACATGTTCCTTGACAAAGACGATGCGGTACGCTATGCTGGCCTTCTGGAAGCAGATGATTTTCCAGATATGTCAGTTGTAGAAGTTGATGATCAAGAGATCATACAAGCTTGTGTTAAACATGGACATGAATACTTTGTTGTCACTCCTGATGATATAGTAATTCCTCCTAGATAATTTTTGTCTGAATGATTATTTTTAAAACTGTACGTTGGAAGAACTTCCTTTCAACTGGTAATGTGTTTAGTGAAATACAGTTAGATACAAGTCCTGCTACATTGATAGTTGGAGCGAATGGTGCAGGGAAATCCACATTCTTGGATGCCATGTGCTATGCGTTATTCAACAAACCTTTTCGTAAAATATCCAAAGGACAATTGGTTAATGCTGTGAACGAAAAGGACACTATGGTTGAGTTAGAATTTAGCATAGGTTCTCGTGAATATATGGTGAGACGAGGTATCAAACCCTCGTTGTTTGAAATCTATCTCAATGGTGAAAAACTCAAGGAGGAAGCATCTCAACTTGAGCAGCAAAAATATCTGGAACAAAGTATTCTGGGGTTGAATTATAAATCATTTACTCAGGTGGTGGTCTTAGGATCGTCATGCTTTGTTCCTTTTATGCAACTTAACCCACCCAACCGTAGAGAAGTTATTGAAGACCTTTTGGACATTCGTATCTTCTCTACCATGAATAATATTCTGAAAGAACGTGTCAAAGGTATAAAAGAAAATATTAGAGAAGTAGAATATCAATTTGAATTAGCAAAAAATAAAGTTGAGACACAACAGGCATTGATAGAACATCTTAAAGAACAATCTAATGCTAATACTGCAAGACGTAAAACAGAGATTGCAACTATTGAAAAAGAGATAGCAGATATTACAAAAGATGTAGATAGTGATCTTAAGTTGTCTAAATCATATGAAGATAAACTTGAGAAGTTTGGCACAGTAGATACTGACTTATCACAACTTCGCATCTATGAAAATAGATTTAAAGATAAACAAAAAGCATTTAAGAAAGAGTACAAATTTTTTGAGTCCAATGAACATTGTCCGACTTGCCACCAAACAATCACCGCAAACTTTAGATCTGCTAAGAAAATTGAAATTACTACACAACTCGGAGAAATCGACAAAGCAACAGTCGAACTCAAAGGAAAGTTAGATAGTATCTTAGAAAAGATAGCAGAGAAAGGTGACCTTACAAAAGAACTGTCACGTTGTCAGCAAGCAATTAGTGAGTCACAAAGAGAAATACAATATCGTAAACGTCAGATCAAAGCAATAGAAAAGAAAATAGATGAGTCTACAGGTAGTGGTAGTAGTTTAAAACAAGAGAAAGATAAACTAAAACAACTAGCAAAGGATGGACTCAAGGTAGAGGAATCCCTACTTGACGAGAAAAAAGTGCGTGACAATTATAATACTGTCACAAATATGTTGCGTGATACTGGAATCAAGAGTACAATAATAAAGAAATACCTACCAGTTATGAATCAACTGATAAATAGGTATCTCAAGGAACTAGATTTCTATGTGTCTTTTGAACTCGATGAGAATTTCATGGAGACTATTAAATCTAGATTTAGAGACGAGTTCTCATATG